GCGAGGTCGTAGGCAATCACGTTATGGCCCACAAGCAACTCGGCTTGCATCGCAAAGCGAAGACCTTGTTCGACCTCAGAAGGTCTGAACTGTTTGATCTCGCCTGTGTCTACATCTTTAGTAACGAGGCAATGAATGCGGCTCGCGTCGTACAGTAGGCCATTGGCTTCGAGATCGATCACGAGCCTCATTCGTTTAACTCCGGTTATTTCGGTTTGAACAGGTCGCACCGATGCCCACTTCTTACGAGCATTCGGTTCGGATTAGTTGAAACCTCCAGCATTGGCGGCAACGTGATGCCGCAGACGTGGAGAAATTCATTCCATTGCTTGCCTACAAAAGCGCAGTTCTCACACGTGTCATTTGGAGAGTGACACGAAAGTGAGGACGACGATGATGCTGATGATTCCGACGAGATCGGCGACTGCTGCTGCGGCTTCCAATCGAGTCGCTCCTTCTTAGGCCTTGGCATTTGCAAGCTGCCGGTTGAGGTAATAACGCGCATAAGCCTGACCCGTGACCGGGTTGCGCTTCATAACCTTGATAAGCTTGTGGCCGAGCTGGCGTAGCTCAGTGATCCGAGCAGTGAAGCTCTGGATCGAATACTCGATGAATGCTTCGCGGCGAGAGATAGAGCCGCACTTCTTGATGTGGTTCAAAATCTTGTCGTTCTGAGTCATACCGTTTCTCTTTTTCCATCCGTTGATTTCAGTTGCTACACACATTGTCAGGAGCCGCTTGTGGTACGGCCCCCAGCCTTCTTCGTCCCACGCCCGCACGCACGCGGTGTCACACATGTCGAACAGGAGGTCTTCGGCTGACATCTAAAACTCCGTTGTGAGTTGTGGTGGGACTTCAGTCAGTCGCCCGGTTTGCTTGTTGTAGAAGAGTGATCCGGTTGGACCTGTCTCTCCACTAAACCGGTTCTTCAAAACGCGAACGGTAGTCTCGTCGCTGTTATCCTCCGCTTGCTGATTGCGTTCCAAGCCAATCACGATGTCACTAAGCTGAGCGATTGAGTGCGAACCACGGAGCTGTGATAGCGACGTGTGCGCTCCCTCCTCATGCCCCTTGCCTTCAGGCCGACGAAGGTGGGACACAACGATCAACCCAATCCCCGTTTCCTGCACGAGCGTGCGAAGAAGGGTCATTGCACGGTCGATCATCTTGCGTTCGTCGCCTTCCTCCATCGAGGACACGACGATGCTCAGGTGATCGAGCATGATCCACTTGCAGTCCAGCGCCTTTGCCATGTGGCGAATGCGTGAAAGCAAATGATCAACTGCGGTCGAGCCGAAGTGGTCGTATAGGTAGAACCGGCCAGACCCTACCGTAGTTGTGAACGCTTCATGTAGTTGCTCATGTGGGACGACATCGGGGTCTAGCCTCAGTCGCTTCTGCATGAACAACGACATCATCTCGTGAGCCGTAGTAAGAGCCGACTCTTCGAGCATGATCATGCCAACCGTCTCACCCTGTTGGATGAGGTGATGAGCAATCTCACGAACGACAGCCGACTTACCTATGCCGCTTCCCGCCGTGAGCGTAACCAGTTCACTGGTCCGCAGACCGTGGGTCTTCTCGTTTAGGCACGCCCACGGGTACGGTATGGACGGCACCGTCTTGTAGTTGACGATCTTCTCCCACAGGTCCCGGCCATCGATGATGCCGTCTGGTCGATAGACCTCGGCATCCCACATGGCGCGGATGACTGCCTCGCCTTCGCCTTTTAACAAACACTCATTGGCGTCCTTACGAGGCAGCTTGGCAATCTTCACTTTCCCCGGCTCAAACAGCTCCGCGCATTCCCGAGCGGCGGCTTGACCGGGGCCGTCCATGTCGAACATCAGCACGATGGATTCGAACTGATTTAACCACTCGAACTCCTGCTTCAGCGCTTTGGCTGCGCTCTGTGCTCCGTTGGCTACGCTAACGGTCGGCCAACGGTTTTGCTGAAGCTGCGAGACGGTCAACGCATCGATCTCGCCTTCCGTGATCACGATCTTCTTCGAGGGCGACCACAGCCAACGTCCGTAGAGCGAGACCTTGGACGGGTCGCCTAGCCACATAAACGACTTGTTCTCGAAGCGAACCTTGATCGCAACCGGGTTTCGATTGGCGTCAAGGTAGTGAGCAAGGTGAGCGGGTTTACCTGACACTGAACCAAACGCATACGACCAGTGTCTGCACGTTTCCTCTGTCAACCCCCGAGCGGGGATGGACATACACTGCCCAATAAACTCAATGGGCGGTTTATCTGACGGTGGCTTGTTGAACGTAACCACGTTCATCCCATCACCTCTTTCGCGGTAACCACATGTTGGTGAGAAGCACCACGCCGATCCATCATCGTACCGCGCGAGGTTGTCGCGTGATCCGCATGATGGGCATGGTTCCTTATGCGTGTACTTCGCCACCCGCAGTCTCCTCAAGCTCATCGCTCTCGGTGGAAGACGAATGGACTTTACCGAAGTGGCTGCAAGCTCGGAGTTCTTCAACGTAGGTGAACCCAGCCGCTTGGAGAAACTCAACCATCTCTCGCAACACATGAGGCAGATAGGTTGCGTCTTCGTCTTCAATAGTTCGGCTAATCGAGGTCGTGTTCTTTCCAATTCGGTTATCAAACCGCATTGTGATCCGGTCGAAGTCTTCAAGGTCTTCTTCGTTGAAAAGTCCGTACATGCGCTTAGCCCTTTGGTTGGAGCCACGCGGGCGGAATGGATTTATCCGCAAAGATGAACCCGTTTTTTTCACACCACATGGCGTAGGTGGTTTTGCTCTGCTTACTGATACGCTCGGCACTTCTCGAAAAAACAAACCTGATGTCGAGGCTCGGGTGTTGCTGCTTCACGAGCAGATGCTTCTGGCGATCTGCGGTCAGGAAGCGACCCTTGGTCTCAACGATGATTTGACTCTGATCAGGTCGAGTGATGACAAAGTCGGGGCGGTACTTCGACCACTTCGCTGGCCGCAAATATTCGATGAAAGTTTCCTCGTATTCGAAAGGAACGCCTGCATCGAGAAGCGACTGCGCGATGGTTTCTTCTAGCCCCGACCGGTAACCAAGCTCAGAACGCTGGGCGTTCGTCGGCTTGCGGCGAAGCTGCATTCGCGAAACTCACTGCTGTGTTGTTATTATTGTCGTCCTCGTCAGCCATGAACGTACCGCCGTCAACGGCGTCAAAGCCTGATGCACTGCGTTCGATCAGGTCGATGACTTGGACTTCCTTGAGGTTGAGCCGCGCACTCTTCTGCGAGACCGAAATGTAGCCAAGGCAACGAATAGTGCTGCCAGAGGTAAGATAGAGGTCAGACTGGACAGGACGCCCCTTCGCGTCAAAGAAGAGGATTTTGTTGGGCGAGCCATTCTTCAACCGTCCGTAGGCCTTGAACTTGAACTCGATCTGACCGGTCTTCTCTCCAGTTTCCTTTTCGACGTGTTCTCGGTACGGCAAGAACTCTGGCGTGATCCCCGCTTCTTTGATGGTCGCGTTGATCTGCTCGATCATTGGCTGCGCTTCCTTAATAGGAACGAGCAGAGACGTATCGAACGATCCGTTGACCGCGTCAGGCACGGAGCGGCCCTGCGCCTGCGAGTACGTGTAGGGCTGATCGAGGCGCGGGTAGCGAGCGATGCCCTTCGGCGACATGAAATTGGCGAATGCCTTCTTAATTTTCTTCTGAGTGACCATTTTGTGTGTTTCCGTTGTCGTTAAATCTTGTCCCAGAGCTTCTGGAGGTAGTCTTCCAGCTCCGGTCCCTTGAGTGTTTTGACCTTCTTGTTGAAGCGTTCGACGCTGTCACCTCGGATGAGGCCATCCTTGAGTGCATCTCGAACGATCCTGACGATCTGAGGCATGAGGTCGTGGTCCATTGTGTTCTGCATGAGTATCACATGTGGGACGATTAGGAAAAAAAGAAGTCGTTGTGCATGACGCCATCAAGATCGAGCGTCCCCTTTGAGGGTGGGGGCGGCAGATCGAGCGATGGGTCAAGACGAGAGATCAAGTCGGTTAGCGGGTCGTGATTTGTGTACATATCGATAAACGCTGGTTTGACGCATTCGGAGATGAGGGTCGGCAACTGCGCCACCGGCACTCCAAACGAGTCGTGGATCATTCCGTACTGAGTGATGCTTTTGTCCAAACCTCGCATCACCGATGCACGCAACAGGTTGGCATCGAGGCTATGGACGAAGTTAGGAGCGAGTGCGAGCGCCATGTCTTTCGAGGACACTCGGTTAGACGGGTCGTAGATGGTGAGACCAACGCGAGCGTTGCCGTCTAGCCAAGTCGCAACGATGGACTTCTTGAGGTCCGGTCGATAGTGGCGAACGACGAAGCCATCAGGGGTCTTCCACGTGATCGACTTTTCGAACAACGAAAGATCACGCTTGGCTACGTTGGCCCACTTGCTGTGAGCCTTGGCAACCTCGTTCAAAAAGCGCATGCCCTCCTTGCCCCTTATGACCACGCGGTCAATTGCGTCCCATATGAGTTGACTGAGCACGACGATGTGACGCGAGTGAACGAAAGGATCGTTGTGATCCCACGGACAGGCGTGGCCGTCCTTGATCTTCTCGGTGACTGCGTCTCGTGTGTAATTCATGCACGAGGAAAACGTCCCCGAATATGGGACAACCATGACTTGACGCTTGGTGATCTTGCGGTCGATGCCGAAGCGGACGAGAGCCTTGGCGATGGCTGCGTCTGCGTGGTCAGGATCGACGCCGATGGCAACACATCGGTCGATCACCACGTCAGCAACATCTTGATAGATGTCCTGCCGGGGCAGGCCGGGTACGAGATTAACGGAGCGTCCGCCCACCTCATCGCGGAACATTGCACTGTAGTGCTGTAGGCCAGAACACGTGGCGTCCACGTAGCCGACGTAGTGCGAACGATAGCCATACCCGTGGTTCCAAAAGTCCGACCACTCTAAACAAAAGCGAAGGAACATGAACGGCTCGGAGGCTTTGGTCCAGCGGAGGTCATGCTTCGGGTCAGCAGCGATCTCAAAGATCATTTGCTCATTGTCTTGCGCCCAATGGACGCGGTCCTGAAGTGGGACCTTGTCGTGGCCGAAAGCGTTAGCACCGGTGATAGCGAGCCAACACACTGCGTCCTCAGTGTCGATGGACATCGGCTCAGAGAACTCTAGCAGCGCTCGTGCATAGTCCGGCCCCTGCGGGTTGAGGAAGGCAGGAAGCGGATAGGCACGTCCTCGGCTGTCGAGGTTGTGCGGAAAGAAGACGTGATCGAAGCGCTTGTATTGCTCTGCGAGCGTAATAGTCGCGAAGCAAGCGAGGCGTTTGCTGATGACCTCTCGGTTGTACGAGTGGATCAGGAAGCAGATCTTGTCGTGTGCCTTGGTGATCTCCTCGTCCACCTTGTATCCAGCCGGTGCCGGGGGCAGGGGCTTCGGATCGGAGGGAGGCAGTCCTGCAATGTCTCCGCCTCGGTCGAGAGCGAAGTAAGACAACACCTCCAGCATTCGGTCGTTGATCTGCCACGCTGTCTCTTGCAGAGCGTTGATCGCCGGGATGATCTGAGACCAATCCTGATGCTCAACCAGCTCGGTGGCGTGCCGTCGCTGATGCGTACCCTTGACTAACGGGTAATGCTTAATCGCATTCGAGATGTACCCACCGCGATATAGGTTTTCTTCCGACCACGGCTTAGGTGGCACCACCATCGGGCGGTAGAGCGTGAAGTCTAAGGCTCTGCTGCGGATGGCATTAGCGAAGTGGTCAACGAGGGTCGGAGCTGGGTTGACGTAAGCGTCAGTCGATTTGAACTCGACCAACCCAGTGGTGTCCCTGAACAACACCAGCAAGGCATAGCCGACCACCAGCTTTTGTCTTGTGCTCCAAGAGTTCCACTCGATTTGCTCAGAGTGGAAGTAATTAAGGATGGTACGCCGTCGCCATGCACGTGGGTAGGTACGCTTGTCGAACGTCTTGAACAGCTTCTTGAGCAAGGCTCTGCGCTGCTTATCACTAGCGAAGTGACGTATACGGACCTCATCATGCAGCAGCTCGCCGATGCGTATGCACAGCGAAACCTTCTTCACCCGTCGTTTGACCGGGAGGGCCAGAGCGTTGAACAAAGCCTTACTAAAGAGATGACTTATAACGCTCGGCTCTAGATGGCTCTCTTGTAACAATCTGTGAGCCACTACCCGCCTGCCGACGGTGTTAGGCGAGGTGAGGATACTGATCAGACCTGAGATGAACTGAGTGTTGACCTCGGCTGAACGGGTGTACCGGATACCGAGCTTGCTCTCAGCCCAAGCCCCCCGCTGGAGGGCTTTGATGTTATCGTTAGTGAGACGAGTTTTAGCTTCAGCTAGGATTGTATTCTCGATCTGAACTTGATGATCGATCATGGTCATGTTGAGGTGACCCTGTGTTTAACTAGGTTAAACTAGGTTAACTAGGTTTAACTCGGGGTTAGGCCTCTAGTTGATGCTA